AGTGGTTGTCCTCGAACCAGCGATTCATCTCCCACCACAGAGCGCACGAGATAGTGCTCCACCCCATTTCCTGTTTGTCCAGGCTGCGGCCCACCATCCGGCCCACCATAGTACCCTGCGCGTTGCGGGCCGAATCCACCATGCGACTAGTCGTAAAAGGTACCTTCCCTTTGGTCGGATAGGGCGCCGCGATAGAGTAATTACTCCGGTCAGTCTGGGGGGTAGCCCCCAGATAGATAAAGCCCTTAGTCTCCTTCAAATCAATAGGCATTCGCGAATGCACCTCCGATCTTTACACCCCGGTTTGCTTCGATCTTCGCCATGGCGCGGTACAGTACCTGGCCGTCCAGCTTTAGTTCAAGAGGCTGGCTGATAGTCAGTTCTTGCCGCTCCTGCTCACTCAGCAGCTGCGCAATATACTGCAGCACATCGAGCATCGGGGCCATTCCCTCGCCAAACAATTCTCTCAGTTTGCTTTCCGGTGCGGCAATCTCCGGATTCGAGGATGCGCCGGCATATTCGCCCATCATGGCCAGTGTAGGCTGTCCAATCACACCACCACTTGCCAGCATGGGGATACGTCCGAATCCAACGCGGGGAAGATCGAATCCGATGTGCTCACCGGTAAAGGGGTTTGTAAAGCCGATTCCATTGATTGCATCGACCACATCATTTACGGCCGTTTCCACCGCACCGATCATCCCGTTCATCAGACCGATGATGCCATTCACCGCCCCCTTGATCCAGGAGACGATGCCATCCCAGACATCCCGGGTTTTATCGCTCAGAGCATCCCATGCAGCTCCGCATTTGCTCTGAATATTATCCCATGTACTGCCGAGCCAGCTTGTGATCTTTCCCCAAACATTCAGGGTATTCTCACGGATGCTGTTCCAGCCGTTCAGAACGAAGGTCTTGATCCACTCAATTTTTTCTGTAAAGAATCCGGTGATGATGCCCCACAAACGGGACAGGCCTTCGAACAGACCCAGTACCAGATATTCGCCGATTTCAGCGAACACCGTGGAGGGAGAGTGAATTCCGAGCATCTCCTTGACTCCATTTACCAGCGGAGCAATCAGGTGGTCATACAGCCAGGTTCCGATATCACACAGTAAGTTCCACATCCCATTGAAAAATCCCTGGATTCCGTTTTCGCCGATATCTGTGAAATAGGTGCTGATCTGCTCACCCTGAACCCTGATCGACTCAATAATAAAAGCTCCCAGGAGTTGGAAGGCCGCAACCACCAGCTCTGTGATCAGCTGGACGAGATTGGCCAGAATGCCGCCCCAGTCAATAGCGGCGATCATGTCAAATGCGGTTTGACCGATTCCGGCCCAGTCGATGCCCTGAATTGCAAGCTGCAGTGATTGCAGCAGCCCAATTGCAAAATTGCCCAAGTCGCTCATGGCCTGTACCCAATCGATGCTATTGACAGCGCCGTTGAATGCCCAGGCCACAGCCTGGCCCAGAGATGCCCAGTCAAAGGTCTGAACAAAACCATGGAGCGTTTCCAATAGTGCCTGAATCTTACCTCCAAGGGCTCTGCCAAGGTCTCCCCACTCCACAGTCTGGATCATGCTGTTAAGTCCGTTTCCCAAGCCAACTCCCAGAGCCTGCCAGTTTACGCCCTGCCAGAAACGATCCAGCACAATGATGGCCGTATTGAGTCCTTCGCCGATGGTCTTGCCTACCAGATTCCAATCCAGATTTTCGATGAAGCCATTGATCGTCTCCACCAGATTGTTCATCCACCGGCGGACAGTAGACTGGATTTTGCCCCAGTTGATGGATGCCAGGCTCTCATTGAGCTTGTCCGCAAACAGAGCACCTACCTGGTAATAATCCCCTGCTTTGATTGCATCCAGGACAGAGTCCAGGAAGGGGGATTTCCCCTGAAAATCAAAGTTCGGTGCGACTGCTTCTCCGCTGCCACCGGATCCGCCGGAAGAGTCCTCCTGTTTTTGGTTGGGCTGGATCACATTCAGCTCATCAATGCCCAGGGTATTGTTCGCTTCTGCCAGCTCTTCTGCGCTTTTTGCAGCTCCGGAGGCAGACTTCGCATATTGATTCGTTGCCCGGGCAGATGCCTGCATGCTGGACACACTTTTCCCGGTGAGTAGACTGATCAGCCTTGCAACATACGAAAATGCAGTAGCTGCTGCATTGGCGATTGCCGTCAGCGCCGGGGTGAGCATCTGGATCAACGGTGCCACTGCCGTGGATGCTGCCCCTTTCAGATTCGCCAGGGCGGCGCGGAACTCTCCAGATGCCATCGTGGCGCTTTTGAAATACTGCACCATCCCAGATAGCGCAGAGCTGAGAACATTGAAGATGAGCGCACCGCCTACAATACTCCGAAGCCGCGCGCCGAAGCTCTGTACCCCGGTCGCGCTGCGCCGCATACCGAGCGTAAACCGGCCGGCTGACCGGGCCGCGTTTCCAAGCCCCTGCACCAGCATACGCATTACCTTGGATGCAACCCCGCCCAGCCCAACCAGAACGCCTCGCACACGTTGAAGAGCACTTGTCAGGCGAGATGTGGATGCCACCGGGGCTTGTCCCAGCTGCTGCAGCTTTCGCTGGGTGGACTGGGCCGTGCTTTGCAGCGAGATCATCCTCGCCTGCACCTGCGAGATAGACTGCGCCAGCATCTGCTCTTTTGCTGTTCCCATGTCCCGATTGGACAGGGCCGCATATTGGCTGCTGAGTGATTGCAGCTTTTGGCGCTGCATTTCCAGTTGCTCATTCACCGACGCCAGCTTCTGCTGAAGCAGCTGAGCGGCATTCTGGGCAGGAGCCCAGTTGTTCAGCTCCGGCAGATTTCTGGAGCCCACCGCACCCTTCTGTGCGTTGCTTGCATTCATCCGGCGCTGGGCCTGGGCCAGCCGCTCGCCGATCTGCATTTGCTTTGCTGCGGCCTGCTGGGTAGCTTTCACCGCTGCCGCGGCAGCATTCTGGCTGCTCTTGGTCAGGCTATCCTGGATATGCCTTGCGGCCTGATCCATTTGACGTTGCGCAGCTTCTCCGGCCTGTTTGCTTGCCTGTACAGTCTGGCTTTTCAGCTTATCCCTTATCTTTAAATCGAGGAAAATATCCCCCGCCGATCTCCAAGCTATACTCCTTCACCTCCCCCAAACGTTTTTGCGAGCATCCGTTCCAGCCCATCCATCTCTTTACGCCACTCCTGGGGATCAAAGGCTGCTGCGCTCTTCTGGGCCTGATGGGCCAGCCATTGATTTCTGATCTCTCTTTGCCAGGGTGTGAAAGCTTTGATACGCTCCGGATCCTGCTCTGCACGCACAGCCACCACGCGCCCCAGCGGGGTATCGTCCATCAGACCGGATACCAGCCTTGACCACTCCCACCAGGCCAGATCCCCCTGGGCGCTGGGAAGAATACCGTACTGTTTGGCGATGCTTTGCTGGATGAGCACATCATCCAGCCAGATATCGTACCAGGCCTCTGATTTTCGGGTCGGGCGTTGCTCAGGTTCTCTTTTCCTGAAATCGTGTGGACGAATCGTCCGCATCCTCACCGGTAACGGCAGCCATCACCAGCTCGATCAGCTTCTGGTACGCAGGCCACGGGAGATTCATCTGGTCGATCTCCTTCGCCGCATTTTCGCCGAATGCCAGCTGCATTGCCTTGTCCAGCTCCTCCACACCGTCATCCATGTGCAGACGCATCAGTTTCTTGACCGTCTTGGTCCGATTGTCCACCGGGTAGCACTTTTCCCCAATCACGATCTGAGGAGCATCGGTGAGCAGCTTATTGTCCAGTGCATACAGTTTTGCCATAGTAGTAACTCTCCTTCTGAATCAAATAAAATGCCCTGGTCAATGACCAGGGCCAAAATCAGCCGGCTGACGCAGGGGTAAACGTGGGCTTGCCGTCGCTGAGAAGTTCCACTTCCAGCGGAGCTACATCGCGGCTTTCGCCGCCGCCGGGATTGACCACGTTGACAACACAGTCATACTTCAGCTTGGCGCCGCTGGGCATCGTCCACTCGAACTGGCTGTTACAGTCGGCACCGGTCGACCAGGCCAGACCCGCCAGGTAATCGTTGCCCTCATCGCCCACATGCCGCTTACCAGTCAGCTTGATGGTGAGGGACTTGCCCGTAACCATGCGGCGCATCCACCCGGCCGCCTCAAGGGGACTCCACTCCACAGTGTTGCCGTCGATGGTGACCTCAAAAGTTTCCATCTCTGCAATCGAGGTAAGCTCACCTTCCCCACGGCCCTCGGTATTGATCTTGAAGACATTCTCATACACCGGATACACGCCGGTTTTCGCCATAACTTCACTCCTCCAATCGATAAATATATTCCAGTTTGATCAGCCATTCCTGGATGCCTCTGCTGTCCGGCCCCAGCGGGATCGGACCGCCGCCCGGGTCCACCCAGGATACTTCCGTGCCGGCGATCTGCTGGGTAGTCCAGCCCCAGAACAGCCGCCAGACATCCATTGCCTTCTTCTCAGCCTCAACGGCGCTCTTGCTCCAGTGCACCAAAATCTCAGCCGCGCCATACTGGACCATGGTCTGAGCTTTTCCACCCAGGGCAATGTTCTGCTTTCCGGAGATCTTCCCGGGGTACACTCCAACACACTGATCTGCGTTTCCATCGATGCTTCCGACACGGATTCCCTGCCCAACATCTATTTTCTGCTTCAGCCAGTCCTTCAAACCTTCTGTGGTCATTTCGGAAGCCTCCTTGCAAGCGCGTCCGCAAAGGCATCCGCAGCAAACGATTCATGCTGCCCGCCCGGCAGCCAGTGATCCAGCCAGCGCCCCTGCGCGTTCGGATTGTTTACCGTCTGGAAATTGTACTCCGGGTGATAATACAGCCGGCGGGCATACGGGCCATCTGTGATGAGCCGGGCACCTACCCAGCCGGGAAGCTTTTCCACATGGGTAAGGTTGTTCTGCAGATCGCCGCTGTCAAACGGCATGACCTGCGCATTCACCACGTCCTGCCGCAGCAGCTCCATTGTTTCCATCGCTGCGGCCTGGCACTCTTCCTCCAGATCATCAAAGAAATCCATATTGGGCACGAATTCCATCACATCACCTCCAGCTGAGTAAAATTCACCGTACCGTCCGGGTTGCGCGCCCGGCTACCCCGGTATATTGTCCAGCAGTGGCCGCCGATCTCCACCGTCCCGGCCAGCTCCGCCACATCCGGGGCAAGGTCGCCGGGAAAGAGCAGCGTTCCTTCCAGCGTCACCATCCGGCGCTGTGCGTCCAGCACCTGCTTCTGCTTTTCCGAAAAACTGCACTGTGTTTCGATGGGTGGCAGCTCAACGGGGGCACTGTCCTCTCCGATTTCTCCGGTCAACCGTACCTTCACCGGTACCCGGCAGACCCAAGGCTTTACCAATTCAGGCCATTTCATGCGCCGGTTCCCTCCTCACCAGATGCCCCGGTGCGCAAGCCCGGTCTGCATCAGCAGGCTGTACACCTCTTTGCTGGTAGTCACACCTCCCTGGCTGGCCACCCGGGAAGAATCGAAGGCCATGCTCACCCCATTGATGCCATAGCTGGCAAGCGGGCTTTCCAGCGCATCCGAATAAGCCGCCAGAAAATCCGCGTGGCGGCATACCGCCTCACAGATCCTTTCCTGCTGGAACTCCGTCAGATGCTCAAAGCCTGCCCGCCGGATGCGCCCGAAGCACAGCCCATCCACCTGATTGCTGGCTCGCTCCAGCGCGGCGCTCAGCTCATCCCCCGAAAGGATTTCGCCCGGACAGTACCGGGCGAAATCCTCGGGAGTTGCATAGGCCGCCATCAGGCCCCGACGGTGTTGGTGTCGGTGTCCACAAACACGGAATCCACCTTACCATCCTTGCCGTTGGGGAAAACGAACACGTCGGACAGCTCGCGCTCCTGGTACAGATAACCATCGCCTTCGGTGTGAGCACCGGGGTTGAAATAGTAGATGCTGGAGATCTTGGGCACCAGCTTGGTGGTCATGGGAGTAGCGATCAGCACGTTGATCTTGTGGGCGGTGCTATTGGTGGGCTCAAAGCCACCATTGTCAGGCGCGAAGTTGAAGCTATCGTAGAACACCTCGTCATCGATCACTTCCATCACGTTCACGCCATCGATGTTGGTCACGCGGGTCTCGATGCCCTCGCCGCCGTCCGCCACCTGGGTGATGCTGATTACGCGATTAAATTCGCTGGACTGCTCCAGGGCATCCATGATGGCGCTGGTCACATACATGATCAGGCCGCCGTTCGCACGGTAGCGACGCAGCTTGCCCGCACTCAG